CGCCTGACATCCCCGGTGTGATCCCAACCCCCATCATCCAAAATGTGTTCAACTCGTTTGTCGGCTCGCGCCCTCTCGTGGATGCAACCACGCTTCGACCCATGCCGCAGGGAGGCTCAGTTTTCATCAGACCTGTAGTGAATGTCCATGGATCAGTGGGTACTGCCACACAGAACACGACCATCACCGCGTCGGCTTTCGGCATTGACGACATTCAGATCACCAAGACCATTCAGGGTGGCTATGTTGAAATCAGCGAAGCCGCAATCGACTGGTCACAGCCTGAAGCACTCGGACCGTTGCTTGACGACATGGCTCGCGTGTACGCAGACCGCACCGACTTGCTCGCCTGCTCGGAATTGCAGACTGGCACCACCAACAGCAACAACTTTGCTAACGCATCAATTGCTGACCCGGCATACTGGGTTGAGTGGATGTACACCGCAGCTGCTGACATCTTGACTGGTTCAAATGGCAACTTGCCGTCCATCTTGGCTGTGTCACCGAACGTCTGGAAGTTGATGGGCAGTTTGTCCGATACTGCTGACCGTCCGTTGTTCCCACAGGTGGGCCCAATGAACGCATACGGTTCGCTCAATGTCGCTTCGACACAGGGCGCGTTTGCTTTCGGTTTGCGCGTCGTCGTTGACCGCAACTTGACCTCGGCTGGCATGACCATCCTTGACCCCCGTGCACTTGAAAACTACGAAATGGCGAAGGGTGCAATTTCCGTTGAAATGCCCTCACAGCTTTCACGCCAAATCGCGTTCCGTGGCTACTGGGCATCCAAGGTCATTGACCCCACCCTCACCATCAAGGCTGCTTTCGTCTGATAGACGGAAACTTCGAGAGGATCTGAATCATGGCCGTATTCACCGTCACGCACGCACAACGTGTAGACGACTACGCCGTGATCCAGACTCTTGAGGCAACCGACATCACGATCGGTCAAACGATCGTTGTTGCAGGAGTAGGAAACAATTTTGATGCGACTTACATCGTTCAGGCTGTCCCTACTTTTGGGTTTGTTGGTGTCAGTGTTGAAGGTGACTTCATATTTGATTACGAAGTCACCATCACGAATCAACTACTTGTCAAATCAAACTTCGATAACTATCAAAGAGCTTCAGCGACTGGAACAGTAACTTGGACCCAGTCCTGCACTTGGTTGTCATCAACTGCCCCGGTGACAGAGTTTCTTGGGATCTCGTCGGCCACGGCAAATGACACCGCGTTCCTAACGACTTGTGTCGCAGCTGCGAACGCTTGGTGTTTCAGGCGTCGCGTGCAGGCTGGTTACCACGACAGTCTTACGACCGTCCCTGACAGTTCAGTGCTGTTGGGAACCACGCTTTACGCCGCAGGGCTCTACCGTGAACGCGGGACCACTGGCGACTCATACGCGTCGTTTGGTGACATGACAGGACCACCGTTGATGACCTTGGGTCGAGTTAACCAGTTGCTCGGCATTAAACGATCGCAGTGTGCATGAAATGGCAGGCATCTTCACGGATACCGTTGACACCGTGTCAGCGTCGCTTACAGCGTTGGGACTCAAGCCTGTCACCGATCCGCGCAACGCACGACCGCTCACCGTGTTCGTGGAACTACCGACGTTCACTTGTTTCAACAACCAAATCGCAGACATCACAGTTGATCTCCGAATCCTCGGCGCGCCACCCGGCAATAGCGACTCGGCGAACTACATCCTCGGCGTCGTGGACACAATTATGAACAGCCCGATCGCCGTTGTAAGTGGCTCACCGTCGCTTGCACAAATCGGTTCACAAGAATTACCCGCATACGACCTAACTATCAGAATCGCTTCCAAGCGCATCCCATAAAGGAAAAACCATGCCCACAACAAAAACCGTTTACCTGTCCAACCCAACCGTCACCATCGGTGGAGTGGATGTCACGCAGAACACCTCTGCGGCCTCGCTTGAGATCGGTTACGACTCACTCGAATCCACGACCTTCGGCGATACCGGGCACCGCTTCGTGTCAGGCCTCCAAATGGTGAACGTCACCTTGACGATGTTCATGAACTACGGGACAGGCGAAATTGAAGCCACCCTGTTTGATCAGGTCGGCGACGGCACCACCACTCTGGTCATCTCACCAGCAGGCACAACCGAGTCCGCCAGTAACCCCGAATACACGATCAGTAATGCCATGTTGGCTTCGTTTACGCCGATCGTCACGACCGTGGGAGAATTGAGCCAGGTCAGCGTAAGTTATGTCGGCGGCACTTGGGTGCGCGACGTCACCAGCCCGTAATCAACAACTAACCAAAGGACCCCGACATGATTGGCATGACATTAAAAGTAGAAATGGTTGACGGTGAAACATTCGAAGCACCGATCACTTACGGAGTTGCGTGTAGGTGGGAAGATCACCACCCCACGCTCTCCGTGGGCCGTTTTTTAGAAGACATGAAGTTCAAGCCTCTCGCATGGTTGGCTTGGGATGCGTTACGAACCAAGAAGATTGTGGTTCCGTTGTTTAGCACTTGGGTTGAGAACGTCATGGATATTACGTTTCTCCCAAAAGCCAAACAGGGCCCGCAGGAAGAGCCACAAACCTGATCGCGCAGCTCGCTGTTCGTACAGGCATCAGTCCGTTGGATCTGATGGAAACACCAGCCCAGATCATTGACGAAATGGTCAGGTTGATTATTGAACAGAACGAGAGCAAGCGATGACAATTCAGGTGAAAGGAGTGGGCGAAACGCTGAGAGAACTTGGCAAAATCAACCCTGCTTTAAAGCGTGAATTGAACAAAGACATTCGCAATATTTTGAAACCGTTGCTGGCTGAAATTAACCAGTCGATTCCGTCGTCGCCTCCGCTGTCGGGAATGGCTCACAACGGTCGTACCGGGTGGAGTAACCGCAAGAACTCGGTCATCAAGATTGACAGCCGTAAGCCCCGCAGGAACCTCAACGAGCCCCGTATGAGTGTCCCTGTCAACATTGTTCGTATTACGACTAAGGGCGCGCCTGTGGCGATTGTAGACATGGCTGGTAGGGCTGGAGGATCGTCGTCTAAGCGTGAAACTAAATATCGGCGTCCGATGTTTGCCAGTTTGTTACCCGGTCAGCCGTCGCGTTTCATGTGGGCTAAAGCCGCGGATTCAATGTCTATGATTGAACGAGAAATGGATTCCACGATTAGGGCCGTGGTTCTTAAAGCAAACCAAGAGATGGCAAGGATTCGCTAATGGCAATCAACATTCCGATCATTACCAGTCTTGAAGATACGGGCATTAAAAACGCTAAAGCTGCTTTCAACGACTTCAAAGCTGCTGTCGGTCAAGCCGAAGGTGGCATGGGCAAATTTAAAGCTGGGTCAAAAGTCGCTTTAGATGCTGTTGCCGCTAATGCTTCTACGTTTGCTGTTGCAGCTGGTGCCGCAGTCGGCAAGTTTGTCGCTGATGGAATCACAGCGTTTCAAAACATGGCAATATCAGCGGGCAAATTCGCTGATGCGACTGGTTTGGCTGTTGAGGACGCGTCACGCTATATCGAAGCGGCTGGCGATATCGGAATTCCAATTGACGCCGTTGAAGGTGCTATCGGTCGTCTCAATAAGACAATCGGTGCCGACCCTGACAAGGTTCGCAATCTTGGCGTAGACCTTGTTTATTTAAAAGACGGTTCGTTAGACGTCAACGAAACTTTTCTTAACACGATTGACCGACTGAAAAAGATTAAGGACCCAGCAGAAAAAGCAAGGGTTGCGGCTCAGCTTCTCGGTAAGGGCTGGCAGTCCATGGCGGAACTTATTGAGATGGGTGCAGACGATCTGAACGCTTCGCTAACGGCGGTATCAGAACAAAAGGTTATTTCTGAAGAAGAACTGCGAATGGCTCGAGAGTACCGCGCCGCTATGGACAATCTTGGTGACTCGGTTGATGATCTGCAAGTTAAGTCTGGTCAACGACTAATTCCATTAACAACGATGTTGGCTAACGGAGCAACTAAGGCTTTAGAATTTGATGCAGTCGTTACTGAATTTTTTAAAGACATTGTTGGTAACGGAACGCAAGCCGAAGAACAGTTAAGCGAGTTGGCTGGTGTTATAAACGAAGGTCGTATTAACGCTGGAGCGTTTAAGACAGCAATCCAAAACGCTAAAACACCATTAGACAATTTGGCGACCTCGGCAAGTAACGCCAGTGTCGCAATCGTTAACGCTGATACCGCATGGCAGAACCTGACCGGAACATTAGATCGGGAAGTTGCACTCGACAACGCTAAGACTGATCTAGCCGAACTTGAAGCCGCAGCTGCTAAAGCGTTCGGCACAGGTGCCCAAACCGACATTGATGACTACGAAGCCAAGCTCGCTAGTTATGCAGGCGTCCTTGCTGGGATATCGGGAACAATGGACGGCATCTCGTCCAAGGAAATCTTGTTTAGGTTCAAAACTCAGGGTTCAGCAGCTGCGCTTGAGTACGCAAGGTATCTTGCCCGGGGTGCCGAGTTCGGCGGTCTAAGCGAGTTTGACGCTTTAACGCTTGCTGGTATTTCAGGCACTCGAGCAAGCGGTGGTCCTGTGATGGGTGGAGGAACTTATCTTGTCGGTGAGCGTGGTCCTGAACTGTTCACACCGTCGTCGTCTGGGAACATCACACCAAACGGCGGTTTCGGTGGCGGAGCCAATATCACGGTCAATGTTAACGGCGGAGACCCTAACAGCATTGTCAGAGCCCTCCAGCAGTATGTTTATCAGTCAGGCCCAGTGCCCGTGAACACTCGAGCCATGTAATGCCAACTACTGACTGGACATTCCTACTTAACGGAAC